ACAAGATTAGGAGCAAGGCGCGTTCTTTTTTGCTTCGGTCGGGGTTGTAACGCAGGACGGTGGGCGTTGGCTCCGTAAACAATGCCTTATCATGGCGCAGCAGAATTGCACCCCCGTAGATTTCTGGCTTTCCCTCGGCCTTGCAGATTTAGGCCGATGGATCAGCGCAAACAACGAGGTCGTGCAGGAGCGGCGCGAGGCACGAAATAAGACTTAGCCGGAAAGGAGGGCTTATGCGTGGCATCGAGAAGAGAATATGAGATGCTATTTCAGCTGAATGCTCAGATGGGCGGCAGCTATAACGCTACGTTCAATAAAGCGCAGGCGGAAGTGGCTCGCTTCCAGAAAGAGATTCAGGCCCTCAGCAAGACCCAATCCGATATTTCCGCATTCCAGAAGCAGCAGAGCTCGGTAGAGGCCACCCGGCAGAAGCTGGCTGTGCTGCAGCAACAGTACGACAATATCCAGAAGGAAATGAAAGAGACCGAGGGGTATTCCTCGGCTCTCGAAAATAAGCTGCTCTCCAAACAGATGCAGATCGATAAGACCTCTGCATCTTTGGAGCAGCAGACCCAAAAGCTCCAGCAGATGGAGCACGCCCTGAAAGAAGCTGGCGTCAACACTGGCAATCTGACGGGCGAAACTTCCCGCCTGGGCGCACAGATCGACGATTTGAAGGGGAAGCAGGAGGCCGCGGCCGATGGTGCCGCGGGCTTCGGCGAAACCTCTGTCCAGGCATTCGGGGCCATCCAGCAGGCAATCGCCGCCGCAGGCATTGCCACGGCGCTCCATGAAATCTACGAGGCATACATGGAGTGCGTCAACGCGGCCGGTGGCTTCGAGGAAGGAATGTCCAATGTCGAGGCTCTGTCCGGGGCAACGGCGGCGGAGATGGAGCAGCTGACGGCGAAAGCCAAGGAGCTGGGCGCGACAACCAAGTTTACCGCCCTCGAAGCGTCCGAGGCGATGGGCTACATGGGTATGGCAGGTTGGGACGCGCAGGAAATGCTTGCGGGCATGGATGGCGTGTTGCAACTGGCCGCAGCGTCCGGGGAAGACCTTGCCATGGTGTCGGACATTGTTACCGACAACCTCACCGCATTTGGTCTTAAAGCGTCCGATACGGCGCGGTTTGCTGACGTCCTCGCGGCGGCGGCAACGAACTCCAACACCAATGTCAGCATCATGGGCGAGACATTCAAGATGTCGGCATCTATCGCCGGTGCTCTGGGGTACAGCGTCGAAGACGTCGCTGTCGCTGTGGGCCTGATGGCAAACAGCGGCATTAAGGGCAGCATTGCCGGTACCGCGCTGAAGAACACCTTTAACGGACTGCTGGAGGGCGTCACTCTGACTGCCGGCGCTTTTGGTGAGTATGAGTATACCGCCATCAAGGCAGACGGCACGATGAAGTCCTTTGGCGATACCGTTGACGAGCTGCGAGTTTACTTCGACCAAATGACCGAGGCCGAGCGCGTCAACAATGCCATGGCAATCGCGGGACAGCGCGGCTATAATGGCCTGCTCGCCATCCTGAACGCCACCAATGAAGACTACGCCGCTCTGACCGACAACATCAACAACTGCACCGGTGCCGCCGGGAGAATGGCTGCTATCAAGCTGGACAATCTGAACGGCGAACTGGCGCTGACGAATTCTGCATGGGACGCCCTCAAGACCACGCTGGGCGAGCAGTTTATCCCCGAAATGCGCACCCTGTACGGGATCGGCACCGAAGTATTTACCATGCTCGATAAGTTCGTGCAGGAAAATCCGGGGCTGGTCAAGGCTGTTGCCGCATTCGTCGCCGTGATCGGCCTTGTCGTGGGCGGCCTCACCGCCTTTGTCACCGTAACAAAGGTGCTTATCCCGCTCATGGGACTGCTCAGCGCGTCCATTCCCGGCGTCAATGTCATTATGGGCGTGGCCGCTGGCGTCGCCGCTATCACCGCCGCTGTGGTCGGCTTTGTGACCGCCGCCAATGAGGGTGTTCCCTCGGTCAAGGAGCTTACCTCTGCCGCGCGCGATATGCAGGACGTCATGGAGGACGCGAACGCCGCCTACGACGAAACGGTTTCCTCCACCATGGCTGCCGCCAACGTCGCAGACACCTACATCACCAAACTGGAGGAAATGGGTGACTACGCGGCGCTGTCCGAGGAGGAGCAGAAGCAGTATCACAACACTCTGGCGCTCTTGTGCCAGGTTGTGCCTGAACTGGCGAATCAGATCGACCTCGAAACCAATTCCATTGAGGGCGGCACCGCTGCTCTGCGTGCCAACACCGAAGCGTGGAAGCAGAACGCTCTGCAGCAGGCGTATCAGACCCAGCTTTCCTCGATGTATGAAAGCTACTCCGCTGTGCTGATCGAAGCCGAGCAGAACAGCATCGGACTGACCAAGGCTCAGTACGATCTGGACGCGGCCAACAAGAAGCTCAGCGATACACAGGCTCGCATGAACGAGCTGTGGGCAGAGGCTTCGGCCAAAGCTGCTGAGTACAACAAGGAACACTGGTTCGATGTTACCGCCACCTCCTTTTTGTCGCAGGAGTATTACACCCTCCAGAACTCCATCTATGGCATCAACAACGAAATCCGCGCAGCTGAAAAGACGGTCAAGAACTACAACAAGGCTATCGACGAGGACGCAGAAGCTGTCGCCGCTGCAGAAGCGGAGATCAACTTGGCGACCGAGGCCGTTCAGAACTTGACCGGAGCCACCGAGGAGAATACCGCAGCTGCGGAGGCGGCTGCCCGTCAGCAGGCAGAGATTGCCGGCGCTGTGGAAGAGGTCATGTCCCGCGTCAACGCGCTTGCCGAGGCCTACGAGGAGGCGTACACTGCGGCCTATGACAGCATTTCCGGTCAGTACAAACTCTGGGAAGAGGCCGCAGAGGTCGTTGCAACAAGCGCTGACGACATCAACACGGCGCTCGAAAGCCAAGTGTCCTACTGGAACGATTACAACGCCAACCTCGCTTCTCTGAGCGAGCGGAGCAAGGACATTGAAGGCCTGAGTGAAGTGATCGCCTCCTTTGCCGATGGCAGCGCGGAGAGCGTGAACGCCATTGCAGGCCTCGCCAATGCCAGCGACGAAGACCTCGCCGCTATGGTGGAGAATTGGAAAGCGTTGCAGGAGGAACAGGCGCTCGCGGCCGGCAGCGTTGCCGAGCTCAAGACCAACTTCACCAAGGAAATGGACGAACTGCAGACGGAGCTTGCCGCTGACATTGAGGCCATGGATTTGGGCGAGGAGGCCAAGGAGAGCGGCATGGCCACCATTCAGGGCTACATCGACGGCGCGGCTGCTATGCTCCCGCAGGTGCAGGCCGAGTACGTGGCTATCGCTCAGGCGGCCATGAACGCTATCGACTCCACGCTGGACATTCACAGTCCGTCCCGTGTGATGATGGAAAAGGCACACATGACGTGGGCCGGTTACATCAACGAGACCAAGGCCATGGAGTCGAAGGTTGCCGACGCAATGGCATCTGCGGCCGGCGCTGGCGCCGACGCAGTTTCCCCGGAGGAAATGCAGATGATCTCCTTTGCGCCTCAGCTGCTCGCGGCCATGAGCGCCTACGGTCACGCTGGTGCCGCCTTTGCGACCGGGGCAGAGAGCTACGGCGGCTACGGCAATGCGCCGATCTCGCTGCAGATTACCTTCCAAATCGAGGGCAACGCCACCCCCGAAACCGTCGATGCGCTGCGTGGCTATGGTGACGAGTTCACCGACCGCGTCCTCGACATTCTGGAGGAGGCTGGCATTGACACCACGAGGAGGGCCTACAAATGAGCAAGACCTACACCACCATTCAGGGCGATATGTGGGACAGCATTGCTTACAAGCAGATGGGGGACGCGGCGTACACCGATAAGCTGATGAATCTGAATCAGCAGTATCTGGGCTACTATACGTTCCCTGCAGGTATCGTCCTGACGCTGCCCGAGCCTACGGACAGCACGATCGGCACCCTGCCGCCGTGGAAGCAGGTGAGCCGGTAATGAGCAGCAAAGATATGGCGCGGCGCACTCTGGCCGAGTTCGTGTTCGCAGGCGCCAACATCACAAGTTCCATTCGTCCCTATTTCCTGTCCGCGACCTACACGGACAACGAAGAGGACGAAACCGACGATCTCCAGATTAAGCTCCAAGACCGGGAGGATATTTGGCTTACCAAATGGCTCACCGACATTATCGACGTCGCCTCCGGGCAGGCTCCTGTTGCGGGGGCGGCGTCAACGTACACCGTGGTCAGCGGCGATACCCTCTGGGGCATTGCACAGCGGCACCTCGGCGACGGCTCACGCTTCATGGAGATTTTCAACGAGAATTCCGGGACGCTGAAAGACCCGAGCAAGATTTACCCCGGCCAAGTGCTGACGATCCCGGGCGGCGCGGCTGGGGACGCCTCTGGGAGTGCATCTTCCGGGGGCTTCAAGATTCAAGCGACCTTCGTCCGTCAGAACTGGAACGGCGACGGTAAGGACACCGTTCTGGACTGTGGCGAATTTGAGGTGGACAGCGTAGACGCATCCGGGCCGCCGAACATCGTGACGATCAAGGCGACCTCGCTGCCCTACACGGCGCAGATCAGACAGACCAAAAAGACCAAGGCGTGGGAGGCGTACACCCTTTCCGGTATCGCCAACGAAATGGCAGCCGCCTGCGGCATGACCTGCATGTATCTGTCCGATACTGACCCGTACTATGAGCGCACAGAGCAGTACAAGACCAGCGATATCGCTTTCCTGTCTACGCTCTGCCACAATGCGGGTATCTCGCTGAAAACCACCAACAACATCATCGTTCTGTTTGACCAGGCCACCTACGAGGCCAAGACGCACGTTGCTACGATCAAGCGGGGTGATGGAACGTACTTGAAGCACAAGCTTCACGTCGGCGCCGCAGAGAGCGAGTATTCCTCCTGCCGCGTGAGCTACACCGACCCGGAAACGGGTAAGTGCATTTCTGCCATTGCTCGGGTCGAGGACTACGACCCGAAGTCCAAGAGCAATCAGCGGTTGGAGGTCAAGGCCAAAGTCTCCACCACGGAGGAGGCGAAGGCTCTGGCCGAAAAGCGGCTGCGCCTGCACAATAAGTACGAAAAGACGGCCACATTCACCATGCCCGGAAATCCCGCTCTTATGGCGGGCGTCACCGTCGTGCTTTCTGGGTGGGGAGCGTGGAGCGGAAAGTATATTATCTCGCAGGCAAAGCACACGGTAGGATCTTCTGGCTATACCACGCAAATCAAGCTTAGGCGAGTATTGGAGGGATATTGATGGGGCCTGATGAAATTCTGTCCCGGCTCGTTCAGATCGGCACCGTCACGTCCCTTGATGCGGCAAAGCGCCGTGTCCGTGTTAAGTTCCAGGACACCGG